CAAGCGGCTAACTTTGAGCAGATGCTTAAGGACAGCTTGCTGATGAATAACCTTGGCTCCGAATGGCGAGCATTGATGGCTGACGTAGAAGCCAGTCGTCAAAACCACGAAAGGGAAATAGCTAATCTCAAGAGAAAGCAACGAGAGCGTAAGAAGTTAATCAAAGAAGTTAGTATGTACGTAACTATCGGCTCTCTGTGTATGATATTTGCTATTGGTGGCTTGTACATATACGTACAAATATTTAGGTAAGCACTATGATAGATAAGCTCATAGGCCCCGTTACAGGGCTTCTGGACAAGTTCATAGAGGACAAGGACCAAAAGGCTAAGTTAGCGCATGAAGTCGCTACAATGGCCCAGAAACACGCTCAGGAGCTTGCCAAGGGGCAGCTAGAGGTCAACAAGGCTGAAGCACAGCATAAGTCCATCTTTGTTTCGGGTTGGCGCCCCGCAGTCGGGTGGTGTTGTGTTTTTGGCATGATGGGGAACTTCATGGTCATACCGTTTGCTAACTTTGTCCTTGCGTTGCTTGAGATCCCCGTTAGTGTCCCTCTGATTGACACAGCCACCATGATGCCCGTACTTATGGGTATGCTTGGGTTGGGCGCGATGAGGACCTACGAGAAGCGTACAGGGGTGTCTAAGTAATGTCCAAAAGCAGACCACCCGGAATGCTGACTGGCAAACCTTCTGACCCTGTTAGTAGTGATAAACGAGGAGGCTTTGGAGGAGGTCCTGCGCCAAGCCGGGAAGCTTTAATAGCTTTTTTAGAAACTCTTGATTCAGCGACAAGAAACTTTTTAATACAAGCGGGTATAATTAACCCAGACGGTAGTATCAGGCTTGCAGGACAACTTGCAGACTTTCAACTTCTTTTTGATGCTGGTTTTGGCGCTAGTCCCAGTACTTTAGCACAAATTAGAAACATGAATGCTGGGCAAAGACGAGAGCTTCAAGAAAAACAAAAATGGATTAAAGCTAGAATTTCTGAAGGATATACAAGAGAAGAAGCTAGGCATTTATACTATGAATGGGCTGGAGAAAGAGAGCTAAACCCAAATCAAACACTAGATGTTTCTGTTATAGAACAACTTTATGCTGATTATGAAGCAGGTAACACACCCCGAGCAAAAGAAAAAGACATAGTAAGCAACGGGGAATTAATAACAGACAAAGAAGGAAATTTTGTTAGGTACGTTTATGAAGGCGTAAACTATGTCCGCGACGAAAACGGAAGACTAGTACCAGAAGACACAGTGGACCGTTCCGATGAAGAATACTCAGAAATTGGGTTAGATGTTGACATTACTATAGATGATACTGATGATGATGACGTTAGTGATGACGTAGACACTGACTCAGGACAAGAACAATATGAGTCTGGGGAATTTTCTGAAGAAGCCGAAGAGTTTTTTGAAGATAAATCTGGTCAAGCACCGCTACCGGGCGAAGACAAAAAGGAAACTAAAGAAGACGACGATGACGACGTTAGTGATGATGTAGTTACTGACTTAGAACAAGAACAATACGAGTCTGGAGAGTTTACTGAAGAAGCCGAAGAGTTCTTTGAAGATAAATCTGGTCAAGAACCATTACCCGGAGAAGACAAAAAAGACACTACTGAAGACACTGCTGAAGAAGACGTAGACACTGCTGAAGAAGACGTAGACACTACTGAAGAAGACACTGGCACTACTGAAGAAGACGTAGACACTACTGAAGAAGACACTGGCACTACTGAAGAAGACACTGACGATGATGACGTTAGTGATGACGTAGTTACTGACTTAGAACAAGAAGCAGAAGGAAGAACTGCTGAGCAGGAAACACAAAACAGAGAAAATCACGCAAGGTACATTCTTCAGCAAGCAGGGATTACTCCCGACAATGCTCCAAATTACGATCAGGTTGTTCAAGAAATAGTTAAGGGTTTTACAGGCGACGTAAACAGAATGCGTCGGTATCTTACGCCTGAGCAGTTTGCAGAAGCAATGCGGTTTGTTATTGGACGGGAAGACCGTATTCGTTATGATACAACCGTTGACTACGATATTTTACTAGAAGAAACAGTAGACGACACAGTAGACGACACAGTAGATGATACTGTAGATGATACTGTAGATGATACTGTAGATGATACTGTAGATGATACTGTAGATGATACTGTAGATGACACAGTAGATGACACAGTAGATGATACTGTAGATGATACTGTAGATGACACAGTAGATGACACAGTAGATGACACAGTAGATGACACAGTAGATGATACTGTAGATGACACAGTAGATGATACTGTAGATGACACAGTAGATGATACTGTAGATGACACAGTAGATGATACTGTAGATGACACAGTAGATGATACTGATGACTTTGATGTTGATTCTGACTTAACCGGAGACGATACAGCTGATGAGTTACAAGCTGAAGCCGAAGCTGAAGCCAGAAGGCAAGCTGAGGAAGAAGCTAGGTTAGCCGAAGAAGCTAGGTTAGCCGAAGAAGCCAGAGCAGCCGAAGAAGCAGCTAGAAGGCAAGCCGAAGAAGAAGCCAGACGTGCTGCTGAAGAAGCAGCCAGAAGGCAAGCTGAGGAAGAAGCTAGACGTGCTGCTGAAGAAGCAGAAAGACAAAGACAGATTGACCAACAAAGAGAAAACCAATTAGCAGCGGATTTTGGATTAGTAGAGACACCAGAACCAACCAGAGACGAACAACTTTTATTAGATTTTGCAGCGTCTGAAGAGTTTGGGGACCTTTCTGATCCAGTAGAGGACCAAATAGATTTTATCACTATTTTTCTTGATTTGCAACAAGAGAGTGATTTTTGGCTAGGCAAGGACGTAGTGCTTGCTGACGGTACTGTAATTAACATCAGAACACACGAGATGACAGGGACCCCCGGTTACGGTGGTGGTATTAGAGTTGTCCCTAGAGAAGTTGTTGTTGAAGAAGACGAAGGCGGTGGTGGCGGTGGTGGTACTTCCACAACTACGGATACGTCCACAGAAACTACAGGGGACGCTGACGCAGGGGACACAATTTACTCCGATGAACCGCTTACAGGTGAACCAATAGGTCAAGATAGCGATGGATCGGTTGTTGAAGCTCAGCTTGAGGAAGCAATTGAAGCTGAGGAAGACCCAGAGTTAAAAGAGGCTTTACAAGAAGAGTTAGACAGGTATAGGGAAGGAAACGAGCAACTAGAAGAAGAACCAGAAGTAGTTGATGAGTTACCAGAGCCTGACGTTTTTGACCCACAGGAAACCACTGATGAAACACAAGCTGAAGAAGGTGAAGGTCAAGACGAAGATGACGACGACGGTATAGACATTATTTTTGGTTGGCCTACTGACAGAGACGGTACTGATACAGAGGAAGAAGAGCAGCAGCAACAGACCACTGCAGATCCGTCCGACAGCGGTACATTGGATTTACCAGAGGACGATGAAGAGGAAGAAGAGCCTGACGACGTTATAGACATAGATATAACTGGGGACGGCGTAGGGGACGGTACGTCAACTGGTGAAGGTGCTGGTGAAGGCGAGGGTGAAGACGACGGTTTAGGGACTGGTGTTGGTACAGGCGAAGGATCTGGTGAGGGAGCAGGGACTGGAGAAGGTACGGGGACTGGAACAGGTGGTGCAGGTATGTTTACTGGTTCTGGTAGACAAGGTTACATGGATCGCTTGTCCTACACTAGAACACCTTTTACTGGTGTACAGTACCAGCCAAAAGATTATGACGTAGAGCTAAACAGAATTATACGAGAAAGTTTGTTTGAAGGGATAGCCTAATGACTTATTTAGATTTAGTCAACAATGTACTAAGAAGGCTGCGTGAAACAGAAGTAGCCTCAGTACAAAGCACAGCGTACAGTAAGCTCATAGGGGACATTGTTAATGACGCTAAGGACCTAGTGGAGAACTCTTGGGACTGGTCGGCACTTCGTAACCCGCTTACAATCACTACTTCTGCAGGGACGTACACTTACGCTCTAACTGGTGGTGCTAACAAGGTTAAGAAGTTTAACATCATCAATGACACGTCTAATCTTGTGATGGAGTACCAGACTAATGACTGGTTTGACGAGCAGTTCTTCATAGGTAATCCAGTGTCCGGTGCACCCAAGTACTACACGTTCCGTAACACTGACGCAAGCGATGACCCCAACATAGACGTGTACCCTAAGCCTGATGGTGTTTATTCATTACGGTTTAGTGGAGCTTTCCGTAACGCAGACTTAAGTGCAAACACGGACACTCTAGAAGTACCTCCGATGCCCGTAGTCCACTTGGCTGTCGCACTGGCTGCACGAGAGCGTGGAGAAACTGGTGGTACTTCTACACAGGAGTACTTCACGATAGCCAACAGGTATCTATCTGACGCAATTGCACAGGACGCAGGTAGACACCCAGAAGAAACAATATTCTACACCCCTTGAGGTTTGTATGGCGCAAGAACTCAAAAGCATTAATCTTGTAGCACCAGCGTTCCAAGGCATTAACACCGAAGACGCTCCGCTTGCTCAGGACCCATCTTTTGCTGAGACTGCAGACAACGCAATCATTGACAGAAGAGGTCGTATTGCTGCTCGAAAAGGGCTCAACGTAGTCACTACTAATAAAACACAACTAGGGACTGACTACCTAAGCGCAATAAAAGAGTTCAGGGACGACGCTGGTAACACCAAAGTCTTCTCTGTGGGCAACAACAAGATACTCAGTGGCACAACCACGTTGGCTGACGAGACTCCCGGCAGTTACACTATTAGTGCCGACGAGTGGAAGATGGTTAACTTTAATGACAACATATACTTCTTCCAACGTGCACACGAGCCGCTTGTGTACAACAACTCAAGTGGATCAGTAGTCAAACTCAGTACAGTCTCAGGTGCTGCTGGTGTCTCTTTGACTATGTATGGTAACGAAGTGTTATCAGCATACGGTAGACTCTGGACAGCAGACTTTGCTACGGACAAGTCCACGGTGTACTGGTCTGACCTGTTGATAGGACATGACTGGTCAGGTGGTACGTCAGGCTCCATAGACATATCTAAAGTGTGGCCCGACGGTCATGACGAGATTGTAGCACTAGCTGCACACAACAACTTACTCATTATTTTTGGCAAGCGTAGTATTGTAGTTTACAACGGTGCTGACGCTCCAGCTACAATGGCTCTACAGGACACTATATCCGGTGTTGGATGCGTAGGTAGGGACACGGTACAGTACACAGGTGTAGACGTAATCTTCTTAGACAGGACAGGACTAAAGAGCTTTGGCAGGACAATACAAGAGAAGTCCCTACCCATCTCTAACTTGTCCGGTACAATTACTAAGGACATCATGCAGCGAGTGGCTGAAGCTAACGAACTCTACAAGTCTGTGTACCATCCAGAAGAAAACTTTTATTTATTGACTTTTGTTAACCAGAACATCACCTACTGTTTTGACATCAGAGGTACTTTAGAAAATGGGTCCTACAGAGTCACACAATGGCCCTCTACGGGGTTTACTTCGTATGAGCGTAGGGACAACGGGGACTTACTTATCGGCAGCACAAACGGACTAGGGACTTACTCAGGGTATCAGGACAACGGTAACCCCTACACGTTTAAGTACTTTAGCCCTGAGCTTGCTTTTGGTGATCCTTCTAAACTTAAGTTCCTCAAGAAAATACGTCCTACAATTGTAGGTGGTAGTGGCTTGGACGTGCTGCTCAAGTGGGACTATGACTTTGGGTCAGCGTACAACGCAGAAGTTTTGACTTTAAGTGACCACGCAACTGCTGAGTTTGGGGTAGCTGAGTTTGGTATAGGTCAGTTTTCTACGGGTGTTCTAACGTCCAGAAACGCTATCAACACTAATGGTAGTGGCGGTAGTTTGACCATTGGCTTAGAAGTTGACATTAATGGCGGTGAACTTTCTTTACAGGAAATAAACGTACTTGCGCTAGTAGGTAGAACAATATGAGTAATTATACAAAAACAACAAATTTTGCTGATAAGGACACTTTGTCTTCAGGAAACGACAACAAAATTATCAGAGGAACTGAGTTTGAAACTGAGTTTGACAACATTGCAACAGCGATTGCAACGAAAGCTGACACAGCAGGTCCTACGTTTACAGGGACTACCACTATAGCTGGCTTGACGTTTACAGGTACGTTGTCAACCGGGACGATTAATGGAGGGACGTACTGATGCTTGACGATATACTGGATTTTTTTAGTGGTGACGGTGGAGCCGCAACTCTTGCTGGTGCTGGTTTAGGGCTTGCAACCAAAGGGTACAAAGACGTAGGGGACATCGGTAGAGAAGCCTATGGCGCTTTGGCTGGAGATCAGGGGCTTGCTCAAGAACTTCGGGGTATGCTTGAGTTTCAACCCTACACAGTAACGTCAGCCACTGGTGGTCGGTTTGGGATGCGTGAAGACCCTGCTACAGGGCAGATGGTGTATGAACTTCAGACATCACCAGAAGAACAGGAACTACAACGGCAGCAAATGGAACGTGCCGGGATGTTCTTTGGACAAGCTGCTATGCCCACGGCTCAACGAGAGCAGGAAGTCTATGATCGCATGAGGGCAGCAATGACCCCTGAAGAAGAGCGACAGAGACTAGCACTGGAGCAGCGTCTAGCTGCACAAGGGCGACTTGGGACACGCACAGGTATGTTTGGTGGGACACCCGAAGCCTTAGCATTGGCACAGGCTCAGGAAGAAGCTAAGAATAAAGCTATCTTGGGTGCTATGGAGTTTGCAGGACAAGAGCAGCAACGTCAGGCTCAGCTTGGGTCAGGCATGTTGGCCGCTGGATACGTACCACAGGCTCAGCTGTTGGGTGCTTTGGAACCCGGAATGACTGCTGCAGAACGTCAGCGTCAATCATTGTCAGAACAAGCTGGTACATATGGCGAGACTTACGCTACTGGACTTGAAGCACTACTCCAGTCTGCTCTGGGACAAGCTAACATTGCTGGTGGAGTTGGCGGTAGTATCGCCTCTGCAGCACTTGGCGGCTTGTTTGGTAAATAGGAGAACATAATGGCTAAATTTTCACAGGGTTTTTTGTCCAGCTTAGGCAGACCCGCGATGACTCAGAGCTTGTTTGACTTGGGTGCTGCCATTGGTGGTGTTCCGGGTCAAATCAAGCAACGAGAAAAACAAGAGCAGTTTAACCAGCTGATGCAACAAGCACAAGGAGCTATGGGTTCTGGCGATTTTGCAAGTATGAAAATACTGTCTCAACAGTTATCTGCTGCTGGTTATCCAGAACAAGCAGGAAAACTTATGGAATCTGCTGTTACTCTTGAACAACAACGAAAAACAAAACAAGAAGCAGTAGGAGAAAAAAGGGCTGGCGCTCAGATGCTTATGTCTGAGCTACAGGACTACGCAAACAACCCCCAGATTGCTGCGCCTTTGCGACAACAGGCTGGTAATATGCTCAGAGCAGCGGCACAATTAGGAGATAGGGCAAACCTTCTGGAGCCTCGTGTAGCGCAGCTGAGAAAGATGGCGGGTCAAAAACCTGAGCCTATTACCATGACTCCGGGTTCGGTTTTGTTAGACCCTGTTACAAGAAAGCCAATATATCAGACTCCGTTTAAGCCGCCTGCGCCTCCCAAAGTCGACAGAAAAATTATTGCTCCTAGTAAAGAAGACCCCAACTTTAGGATATTTGAAAACGGCGAGTTAGTCAATACTCTCCCTATAAAAGAAACGGGGAAAACACTAGAACAAGTCGAAATGGACAACGAGCGTATTTCTCAAATAGTAAGAATAAAAGGCGACATTAAACAATTGATGGACCCGGAAGGAGAGTATTACGATTGGGCATCTTCGGGAGTACTTGGTCAAATTGCAGGAAACTGGATAGGAGGTACAACCGCTTTTAACAGAAAGGGTTTGATTGAGTCCCTTAGGTCAAGTTTAGGTTTAGAAGCAATTGCTAAGTTAAAAGCAGCATCTGCTCAAGGAGCTACTGGTTTAGGACAAGTATCTAACTTAGAACTTAATGCTTTGCAATCCGAAGTAGCGACGTTAAACATTGGACAGTCTATGGACGCTCAGTTAGACTCTCTTCAAAAAATATTTAACTATTTAGATAGAGTACAACAAATAGCGTCTGGTGTAGTGCCTGTAGACGCTATTCCTTGGAACAGCCCTGAGTATCAAGCAGCAGGATACGGTAGAGATCCTGTGACTGGCGTAGTTATGTATACTCCGCAAGGACCGACAGGACCTGCGTATAAGTTTGTAGACGGATCGTTTAAAAAACTGGACATTTAAAAATGGCTACAGATACAGAAATTTTTGAAAGAATCTATGGTCCTCGCTCTAAAGAAGAAGAACTAGCTCAACCAGATGACGATGCTGCTATTCTTGCAAGAATCTTAGAACAAAGACAAGTAACATTAGACAACGCCGTTGTTCCAGAGGAACCGTCAGCTTTTGACAGAATACTGGCCCAACCCGGACAGAGGTTTATGGAGCGTGGCGCTGCTATAGGTGGACGTATAGGCGAATCTGTAGAGAAGATGACTACAGTTCCGTCTCTTGAAGACACCTACGCCAACATGGGAGTACAGAAAGGAACCAACTTACCTTCCGTGATTTTGCAAACGGTTGGGAATCCTGTGTCACTTGGCTTTGATGTTTTAGCCAATGCAATTGTAGTTGGCGCAGAGAAAGGACTGGCACTAGTCCCTGACTCAGCTAAAGAAGGGACTATGGAGTTTCTTAATCAAGCTGTGCAAACAGAAACTGGACAAATGGCAATGGAAGCGTTGGCTGAAGGTGCGGAAGCTTGGGAAGAGTACTCCGAAAAGTACCCCAATCAGGCGGCTAACTGGAGATCATTTTTTGAAATACAGCTGGGTTTACCTAAGAGAATACTCGTAGACTACTCTCCTGACTTGCGCCCAATCAAAGTCTCAACTATTGGCTCAAGAAAAGTTACGCAACCGTTAGCGGGTGTTGATAAAGATGTTTACAATATTGCCTACTCTTCGCCTCAAAAAAGCATAGAGCAGGCTAAGCTGACTACAGAACCAAGAGGACCGTTTAGGACACAACAACAACTGGCTAGTCAAGAGCAGTTAGACGTGATAGATGAGCTAAAGAGAGCAGGAGTAAAAGGAAACCTGACTCTGCAGCAGAATCTCAACAGAACGCTAGAGTATTTAGAAAAGCTTGACCGGACTCTATTGGGCATGGCTAGGAGAAGAAAAGCACAGACAGTAGATACCGCTAAATTTCAGGAATATCTTGCGGCAGAGTTCAGAGAGATCCTCAGTAATAATCCTAGAATCCTTAACAACAAGACAGCTAAAACTAAACTACAAAAAAATTATGATGAGTTTTTAGCTATCTTAAAAGAACAGGGAAATACTGCTGAAGGTTTCTTAAACGCTCGTCGTATCTTTGACGACAGAATGAAACGCTCAGGTGTTGACGTTGGTGACTCAAGACTAAATGCAGACATCTTGATCGCACATGCTGTACGTAGGGCAGGTAACAGGTCTCTCTTTGATATTGTCCCAGAAGCTGAAGACATCTTCGCACGACAGTCGAGAGTTTTGAGTGTGCAGGACAATATTGCACTGAAGGCTGCTAAAGAGTCAAAGGGAGTTGTTGGTCGCTACATTCAAGAGTTGGGCTTAGATTCGTTAGTTGGTGAGACTGCTTTGGGTAAGGTGATGAACGCTGGTTATGCGCTGGGTTTAGGTGTTGTTGCTTCTCCCTACGTCATTATCAAAAGGGCGTTGAAAGCAGAGACACCTGCCAACATACGTGCTAAAGTGTCTTACGCTATCAATGACATCTTCAAAGAAATAGAGAAAGGCTTAGCTAGGACAAAAGATCCTGTGACTAAGAAGTCTCTTTTGGCCCAGAGAGCAATCGTGTACTCTGCGTTTAGGGCAGCTGGTGAGCAGATCATCGCTGAAGCAGAGCAAGAGCAGGAAGAAAAGTAATGCCTAGATTATCTCCAAATCTTTTTACTGATCCTCGTACAGACGGTGGTGGAGCTGTACCTGCCGTTGAAAGACAGCGTGAAGAAAGGCAGATGTATGAGTTAGGAGAAATTACTGCGCCTGAGTTTTACTTAAGATCATTAGGTAATTTATCGGACGCTACGTTAGGCACTGTCGCAGAAAAAACTGTTGGGCCTGCGATGGAGGCAGCAGGTAGTCTTTTTCCTCCTTTGGGGATTATTGCAGAACCTGTAACACGGCCCATTGCAGCCACAGCAGAACGATACCCACGTATGGCTAGGAACGTCGGTGCAGGTCTTTCTGCTGCTGACTTAAGTTTGTTTGGTTTAGGATCATTCATGAGGCAAATCGGGTCCAACATTGTAGACCAAAGAACAGGAAGGCTCTCTGGACGAGGCATGGAGTTAGCTTCTTTAGACAACTACATAGACAATTTTTATGGGATATATGAACCAAGCGCCACAAACCCTAAACAAGCAGGAGCCTTTAGGGGGTTAACGGAAAGAGAACAACGTCTAGAAAAAGCAATGTATGACGCTAATTCACGCTTTAACAGTTTTCTAGACTTAGCTGAAAACGGAATGCTGGTTCCTAATTCGTTACGGCAAAAGGTTAGACAGTTCCGTAAAAAAATTGGTCAAGACACGTTAAAAACAGAAGACTTTGAATCATCGAAAGAAACACGGGCAATGGTGGCAAAGCTAAGTGCTGTTTCTAAGTTTGCACGAGAAGGGTTTAAAAGAACTGTTAAGGACCTGTTTAGTCCTGAGTCTCGTGCTTTGTTTAGAGAGCAGGGTCTATCTGAAACCGGAAGGCAAATTATTGAGGCACATATGATTGCCTCTAGATTTGCAGATACCCCTGAAGGTAGGGATATTTTACAAAAGATAGCAAAAAAACAACAAGAATATAGAGGGCTAGACAAGCCTGAAGGAAAGCGTACAGAAAGGCATTTTGAGTTAGATAAAGAAATACGAGAATTAGGTTCTCAGCTGCCTGCTAGAGGTGTCCCTAAAGCTGTGGCAGAAGCTATCTACCAGATGCACATTGGCTCACAGGCAGGCAGACGCGGCGGTTTAAACGAAGGGCTTGCTCAGATTGCTTTAGAGTCCTTTGTCGAGCCTTATAACGCCTACCAGAGAGGTACTTTGTCTTCTTGGTTCCTTAAAAACAATCAAGGGGCCAGCGACAGATACGACGTGTCGTTTTCTGAGGGTGTGTCTAATAGACTAGAGCAGAACATTCTTAACGCACATAAAGACGCGCTTGGCGAAACAGGTGTTCCTGCCGTGGTTGTTATGAAGAAAGCAGCAAAAGGACAAACATCCGGTAGTCATCTATTCGATTTAACATCCACTAGAAAACAAGGTTCTCCTGCGTACAAAATCAACAACGCTTTTAAAGCTCTAGAAGGCACTGCTATAAACCAAGGGACTCTAATTGACGAACTAAGAAGGCAGAACCTTACTATTACTGGTAAAGAAGCAGACGGTAAGGTATATTTTTCTGGTAGCACTACGGGATCTGCTATTGTTGAAGGTGGTATTCATGTGTCTGGCTATGTAAAACCTGACGGCACAACCGCACTGATTATGTCAGACGTTCATGACTTCTTTGAAAACATCAAGCCAGTAAAAGCCGCAACAGATCGTATTATACCTCACTCTCTGATAGCGGTCACTCCTCCTGTTTTCAAAAACTTTAGAGATCCTAAATCTGACATCTCAAACAAAGCACCTGTTGAAAAAGACTCACAAGCTGTTGACGTAGACGCTGCTCTAGAAAAGATAGCTACCGCTAAACCAACTAGAGAAACGGTAGCTGCAGAACGTATGCAGGATCGTGGTGGGATGTTAATAGGCGCTAGTTTGGCTTCAGCGGCTGCTAAAGACGAAGAAGAACAATAGGGGCCAAAAGGCCCCCTTTGGTCTACACCTCACACACCCCGGAGACACACGCTAACTGCTGTGCACCTTCGGTCATGTCACTAGCCTCCACGATGTCCCACTCAATCTTCTCTGGGAACTCCTTAGCAAGCGTCTTGTAAGTCTCAAGATCCACAGGCTCATAAGGGGCTTGCTGGTACGTGTGTTCTGAGTAAGGCAAGAAACTGATGCCACTCACCTTGTCAAACTTATTGTACAGCCACTGTCCCACCTGTAGGAACTCGTCGTCCCTGTAGTAACACGTCATGGATGGCTTGTGTTCACACCAGTAGTCCTGATACATCTCCCAGAGGCACAGCTGCTCCATAGCACCCATGTCAGAGGCCACTACAGCGCCTTTGGGGGACTTTATCGGGAACGAGAATACCTTAGTACTGGGGGACATCACGTCGTCCTCTACGGGCACTCCTGAAGCCTCTAGGACAGAACACAGTGGATCTCGTGCGTCAGCCCTTACTCGTCTAATGTATTGATCTGAGTATCTAGGGTGGATGCCAGATGCAGAATCAACCAATTGGCTAACAGTACCGGAAGGCTTAACAGCAGTAATGGCAGTGCTAGTGCTAATGCCAAGCCTCTCAGCCCATTTGCGGTTAGTCTTAATAGCTTCCTTTTTAAGCTCTTGTAGCCAGTACTTAAGTTCTTCACGACTTTTTCTCCCTGACATCACTGGGTGATCCATGATGCCAGTCAGGGACACGCCAAGTAACGCCTCTTCTTCTGTGTTGTCTTTCCAGATCTTACGTAGATATCTGAAGTTGGTTAGGGTTGCTTGGAGAGTTCCAAGGACAGTCGCACTTCGTACTTTCCGTCTGAGGCTGTCGAGGCTATCCTCTGCCCTGATAACAACTTCTGATAGGTTGCAGAACTGGTACGGCCTGAGGATGATTTCTGAGCATGGATTAGTTCCAAAATCAAAGGTAGCATCTCTTCGTTCATTCTTTGCAGCCTGTCGTTGACTTGCGATGCGACTGAAAACACCCCGTTCGCCTGACCTCGACTCATATAAACTCTTCCACTCATTTAAAAATGCTTCAAAATCTGGCTTCTCTGTGTAACACGCTGAGTTGTTAGCAAGTCCTCGTTGTGGATTATCTACCCACCACTGTCCTGACTTAGCACGTCTTATCCTGTCGTCAGTGAGGTTACTGAGACTGATGAGAGCACTTCTTCGGACTCCTCCAACGACGACGATCTGTGCAATCTTACAGCAGATATCGTGACATTCAATGGAACTAAGCTTCCGTCCAGCAGCTTGGCGAAAGACATCGATTGTGAATTGAAACAAGTCAACAAGAGGTTCTGGACCACTTGCTCTACCTCCGAAGGTCTTAAGGGTTGCCCCTGCAGGTCTAACTCCAGATACGTCCCACTTTGGAACTTGACCAGTAAAGAGCATTGCGATAAGCTCCCGGTACGCTTTAGCCCATCCAATTTTGCTGTCAGCGACGTGTACAACGGTGTCTGTATCATGGAACTCCTCTGCGACTTCTGGTAACTTGTTGATGTACTGGCGTTCCACACTGAACCCAACACCCGTACCACACATGAGGACGTACATCATCTCATCGAACGCTTTTGGGTGGTCAATAGGCAAGTAAGAGCAGTTAAAACCAGCTACGTTGTCCCTGTCCAGAGCTTCACCAGCGGTCATCAAGGCTCTCATGCTGGGCATTACGTCCAGCTTGTAGATGTCGTCAAACAGCCCTGTGGCTTCCTTACGTGTGATCTTTTCTTTGTTGACCCAGAAGTCTAGGTAACGGTTGACTGTCTCCAGCCACGTCTCCCTCCTTTGTTCCTCCGGTAGATACCTTGCGTATCTGGACTTGTGTATGTACTGTTGGTATGCGTCCATTAGATTTCGTAGTCCCCTCTTGTAATTAGTGATAGTTTGATTTGGTCCATGAGGAAGTACACTTGGTGTGTGTCTAAGTTAGTAGAAATAACAACGTAATCATCCGACTTAACAATACAGAAAGCGTCTTCGTATTTGTCTAGATCCTCCACTGCAGAAATAGCTGCAAATACCGCTGGAACTGGTACTTTTTCATTCTTGCCTCCAAACTGCCCTTCTATAACTTTCATTAGATTAGCTCCTGTATCAGCCTGTCTAAGTACCAGCGACACTTCCTAAGATCCTCAACGGGTTTGTTCTTATAGTTGTACCTCCATAAGTACTTGACTGCGTTCCCCTTGAGATACCCTCTGAACTCTGTGTCAGTCATGGAGGCTTTGATACCGTCGATTGCCTCGATCCCTCCTTTGTTGTAATGCTCCGGT